ACCGTGCATGGATGGGCAAGCCACTCCTGCACAATGTCCCTCTCGTGGGCCTCGAATGGGCCTTTCGCTTCCTTGAATTCAGCCATGGTTCACTCCTTGGTTGCTATTGGCCAGGGGCCGCTTGCGATGGTACACCGACTTCAGGCTTTTGTGGTGGCCTGACTCCGGGGGTATTGGTTGGTTGCCCGGTTGGGATGCTCGGGTGGGGCTGCGGTCCTCCGGGACCTGGAGGCGCCCCTTGAGTCGGCTGCATTGCCTGCTGCTGGAGATTCTGCATGATTTGCTCGTCTGTGAGGACCATACCAGCCAGGTCGTACATGCCGCGTGCCTTGAAGCAGTTGCGGGCGATGGTGGCGAAGATGGTGGGCGGAAAGATCATCTTGGTCAGCTCGGGCGGGATACCCTTCGTGACCATGCCCAGGGCGTCGTCTGCCTCTGCCACCTTGGCGGCCCGGCTGCTGAAGCTAAGATCCGCCGAGAACGCGATGTCGTAGCTGTCCCGGTACAGTTCGCGCGTGACCTGGATGTTCAAGGACTTCTGGGTCACTGGGTCGACGACGTCTTGGAACTTCTGGTCGGGCAAGAACTGGTAGTTGAGTAGACCATTGTTCTTGGCTACCTGGTTGAGCACCATAATGAAGTTCGATGCGAAGACGGTGAGTTGTTTGGTGGCCTGCTCCACACGTGTCGCCTGCCCGCGGAACGTCTCGTCTCCCTCCTTCTGCCCAGATAGCACATCAGGGGCAGAACTGATGCCATCGGCTGCCGCTTCCTGCATCTGCACGCCCTGGAGAAGCTGGGTGTTCGCAGGCGGTGGCTTGATTGGGTAGTACGCCTTTTCGATCTGGTCAGGCGGCACTCCGCGCACGCGAAGAATCTCACCGGGGTTGATGGTCTTCACGCCTGGGTCGAGCTTGAAGTTCTCGTGCATGAACCCGGTTTCTGTGTTCGCGCGGGTGCCCTGGTCGATGAACTGGTTGGTGAGGATGTTCGCTGCGGCCTGGTGTGGCATGAGCAACATCCCGAGCCCGAGGCCATGTGAGCCGTCTGGGTTCTCGATGCACGTTCCGTGGCTGAAGCGCTCGATGATGAGCTGCTTGCACGGCATGGGGCCTTTCATGTCCCCGGTCAGCCACTGGGGAGAGACGGGGGGCTGCGGGCGCTGCGCCTGAACGGCCTGGGCTACGGCCAGGGATTCGTCGGGAGGCACGCTGGGGTCTTGGATAGCAGTCAGAAGCTGCTGCTCCATCTGCATGGCCTGCTGGTAGCGTCCAATGGCCTCTAGGTACTGCTGATGCTCGGCCGTCTCCTGGTCGAAGCGCGCTCTGTCGCCTGGGTCGTCGTAGTAGCGGCTGTAGAGGCCCATGAGGGTCTTGGTCTTGCCGTCCACCACGGCGATGACGGGAGACTCCTCCTCCTGGTACGGGAACGTTACCCACCCATGGTACTCCAGTAGGTAGTACGGGGCGTCCGAGGTGTTTTCGGTGCGGTCTTTGCCCTCGAAGCGGTCGGAGGCGTCCTTGTTGATCTGCTCGATTTCGGTATCGTGACTTCCATCCTCTGCCGTGACCTTGTCCACCTGAGCGTAGAAGCCATCCTTCTGGGCCTTGAGCAGGTCGCGCTTGTAGGGGAAGAGAATCTTGGTCTTCCTGGGAACGTCGCTCATGTCGGGCGCCGTAGACTTGCGCGTGTATGGGTACACGAACTCGTCGCAGCTCAGGTGCTCGTGGACGTTGACGTTTTTGGCCAAGTCACGGCGAGAGTCGAAGATGCAGTCTCCATCCCGGAAGAACTCGATGAGCGCACGCATAACATGCTTCGGAAAGTCAGGGATTTCGCGACGAAACTGCCAGTTTTCGTGCTTGGTGATGAGGTCGGCGCGGTCCTCTCCAACCTTCGAGCTTGCCTGGGCCGAGAACACCGGCTGCCCCTGCTTGAAAATCTCTGCCCACACGCGGGAGGCCAGGCGAAGGATGCGCGTCGAGAGAATCGGAACGTGCATATTCGCGCAGTGCTGGAAGGGGAAGTTCTTTGGCTCAATGGCGCCCAGGAACAGCTTCATGCGCTCCAGACGCTTCTCGCGCCAGCCCTTCGAGGCGTCCCAGTCCTCGTTGAAGTGCTTCACGACTTGCTCAGGCACGACGGTTTCGACGAATTTCTTTACCTTCGTGTCGCCGTTAGGACCATTGCCCTTTTCGAGCAGGAACGGCACCAGATTGGTCACGTCGTCTGGAAGAAGGAGTCCTGGCTGGATGGGGTTCTCGGTGGCCGCGGGCTGGACGCCGTCAAGCTCGCCGATCTCCTCGGACGGCATGTCCATCGCTTCGCTTTGAGGGTCGTTCTCGTCGTCCATCATGGCTTTCTAGCCTTTCCAGTGTACTTGTTTACCCACATTCCGCGCTTCCCGTCCCAAGTCTCGTCCCAATTGCCGAAATTACTACCAGCATTCGCTGGGGTCACGCCAGTGGGGTTCGGGTTCTTCAGTTCCTTTGCAACTCCCGGATTCCACGGTGGTAGACTCGTGGCGTTCTCGGTCGCCATTGGGACGCCGCCTTGCTGCGGGTACATCCTTCGCAGCTCGGCGACTTCGCTTTCTGGCAGCGGGTTCCATTTCCCAGCATTGTATTGGTCAAGGTTGCTTTCCGTGTGGTCGCCGTCGGTTGGATCACCACCGAATCCACCCTCGCTTGCAGATTGGTCGAACTCAGCCTGCGCCATCCTCCACTTGGACTCAAGCTCGCCGGGGGGTGCCGCTATGTAGAGGTGGTCTACGTTCTCCCCCATCTTGACATTGGGAGTGCCGATCCATGCCCTCGGTACGGTGAAGTTCACGCCGTCCGGATCTTCCAGGTTCACTTCGTCGCCTTTGATGTTCGTCACGAGTAGTTGAATCCCTGGTTTTGGCGCAAGTTTCCCTGCCACTTCGTTTTGAAGCCCCATGGTGCCAAGAATTGGGTCGCTCATGATCCGTAGCCTCCGTAGGCCCTCGCGGAAGCCTGTCGCTTCACCCGCGCGGCCTTCAATTCGTCCTCTTCGTCTTCATCTTCGTCTTTTCGGCGCGCTTTGTCAGCCTTTGGCATGCAGTACATGCAAATGTACATCAAGGTTTCGAGCCAGTGGCCGTTGTCGTCCTTTAGCGGCACCTCAGGGTCGTCCTTGTCGATGCGAATGAGCGGCATGATGCGCTTCAGGTTCTCGCACGTGTCGAAGACCATGATGGCAGGGTGTGCGCCGCCCCTAGTTGGCCTATCCTTGAGCCTGCGAATCAGTTCTGCGGTCGACGCGTATCGGTTCTTGGTGCTCTTGACCCAGTAGACGCCGTTATTGGCCATCGTTTCTTCGATGGTTGGCCCCTGGCCACCGCGGCGCTCGCAAATCTGATAGTCGGCTGGTCCGGTGAGCTTCGAGCACTTGCGTCTGTCGTCCCACTCGCCGTTGGCCTGCTCGATTTTCCTGATGGCCAAAGCAACGAGCTGGTCGTCTTTGCGCTTTGGCTCTGGAACCTTGTGGTTGAAGGTGACTTCCCGGTAGATGATGAGGTCGTCGTCCTCGTTCTTGGCAAACCACATGATCGGGCACGCCTTCTTGTAGCCCCAGTCCATCGCCCTGCCCTTGGGCCAGTGGGCAGGAATCTCGAATGGCTTCACCACATGGACGCTCGGAACCCACTCGTGGGCGAAGAAACCGCCCTCGACGATGTCCCAGCGGCCAAAGAGGCGAGCCTCCATGATGTGCTGTGGCTGCGTGCGAAGGTCGATTTCTGTCTGTTTGCGGAACTCTGGGTCAGGGTTGTCCGAGAGGAACGCCGGAAAGAAGATGCGCTTGTACTCCTCCTCGGTTCCGTCGGACATCGTCACCTTCGTAACCAGCATCTTGCGACCGTCAGGCGCAGGGTCGTAGTACCGCTCCTTGACCCACACGCCGTCCACCGGGGCGTCTGGGTTCGTGGCTAGGCAGAGGCGTCGCTTGGCGTTCAGCACTTGGTCTTCGCAGCGCAGACGGCGACGGATGCCATCGAATTGCGACTTTAGGAACTGGATCGCCTCGTCGAAGGCGATGTGGCTGTACTCGTTGGAGTCGTACTGTCTCCAGTCATCCTCGTTCATGCAGTGGCCGAACTGCATCCGGTATCCGCACGTGAACTTGATGGTGTACGTCTTGGAGTTGTAGGTAGCGCCTGGGTCTACCTTGAAGATGAACCCGAGCACCTTCTGGATGGTCTGCTCCAGGTCTTTGTAGGT